ATAGCAGGAATATCATCACGTACTTCTTCTGGTAGAGAACCAGGTGGTACTTCATTACCTGACACAGGGTCTATATCTGTACGGCTAGACTTAAATACCGCATCCATTTGTTCATCCATAGCTACTCCACCTTCTGCATACTTTTTACTAACTTTAGGTATATTACTTTCTACTTCTATTATTTCGTTTCCAAAGTGAATACCTCTAGGACTCTTAAAGTCTAATATCTCTACAGGGTTTAACCCAACTTCAGGGTCAAGTGTAAACTTAACTTCTGTTTCTGGTAAAATCTCACCTGCTTTAAGTGGACCCCAATCTTCAGTAAGACGTAATGCAGCAGTATCTGGTCCTGTAGGTATAAACTCTGTAGGTATATCAGGGTTTTGGTGAACACCCCCAAACTTTTCTACTTCAGACCTTGGCATGTAAATTGTTTTTACAGATTGAGGTTGAATACCAGACTCACCTGGATGTTCTTTTCTTGCAGCTTTATTACGAACAGTAGTGTTCCCTTCTTTAACTTCGTAGGTAGAACCTTTCTTAGTTTTAAAACGTTTTACACCTTGGCGAACCATGTTCTGTGCAGCATCACCAAGACCAGGGACCATACCAACTACTTCACCTGCAGCAAGTAAACCAATCTTACCCCAACTAGGATCTTCTTCTTCTAGTTCTTCTTTAATGTCTCTGACAGTAGCTGCTGTACTAATACCTGGGATACTTTCTATAGCAGCTTTACCAAAAGCTTTAAGTGTCTGATCTGTTTCTTCTGGGTCAACAACAGTAACACCATATGATCTAGCTAAATCTAGGTTATCATTCTCTGCTAGACCACCTTCATCAAACCCTTGGGGTCTGCTTGTCATTGGTGTGTTAGAAGGAGACATAGGGTTCTCTTCTAAAGACTTCATGTCAAACCCTTCACCTTCCTTCTTTAGGAAAGCTTTAAAGTTTGGGTTATCCTTAGCTAGAGCTTCTGTAAACTCGTAGTCAACATCATCATAAGTAATTCTACGAACAGCTAAAATATTTTCTTCAGGGTACTCAGCAATACCAATCTCGCTGTTATAGCCTTGGTTCCCACCAAGAACACCAATGTAACCTGACCCATCTTTATTAGCTGAACTCTTATCACCTACATAAAAAGTTACGTGGTCTCCGACACCATCTCTTTTTCCACCAGGGCCAAAAGTTATATTACCTTCTGAGTCTCTAGGAAAATCAAGAACAACAATATCGCCTTGTTGTATATTCTTTCTTTCCACAGGAGATCCATACTTTACGTACTTCCTAGCTCTAAGTCTATCATATCTATCATTTGTTTTTAGAGGGTCTGCACCAAGATTATCTAGTACGTCACTTACAAATGTAGCACACCAATTTACTAAAAGAGGATCCCAATCTGGATTCTTACCTAAGATATTCTCAAACATTTTTCTTACTGTTTGATTACCTTCTTTAGTACCCACATTAAGATTACTAATATACTTTTCTTTTTCCTCTGGCCCTTTAATAGCTTTAACATAACCTTTTTCAGCAGCAAAAGCTAACGGATCTTTTTTAGGTTCAGGTGGTGGGTTGTCAACATAGTCTTGGGCTTTACCCATAACTTCTTCAGTGAGACCAGTCTTCATAACTTCTGTAGGGGAAACAGGATCCCCTTCAGGTTCAAGCATTCTTTCAGTTTGCTCTGATACGCCAAAACCTTTTGGTCTTAGCTTTGGTCTTGGTGAGGTCTCTCTAACCATTCACTTCATCCCTAAGTTTTTTTAATCTACGAAGACAAGTAGCATGTCCTTGTAATCTGTAGAAGTCTTCTGGTGTTAGTGCTTGTTCCATCTGAACATGAACACGTTCAATTTTAGAATCAAGTTCTTCTAGGAAAGCTTCCCAGATGTCTTTGTTGTTTACGAGTAGTTTAAGGCTCATACTTAACCTTGTCCTGTGTTAGCAGAGAACCCTTGCTCACCTGGTTGAGGTACTGTTCCTGTACCCATTTGACCGCCACCAGAACCTGAGGTATCTTGTACTTGGACTCCTGCAGGTGCTCCCTGCTGTGGTCCTTGTGGTTGAGGAACCCCTTGCTGTGGTGCATTAGGGTTAACCTCAGGTGGATTTTCTGCTTGGAATTTCTTTAAGATCTCAGCTTGAATTGCTGCATCACCCATTGAGTTTGTAAGTTTATCAGGATCAAGATCCATAGACTTAGCAATCTCTCTGATAATATAATCCATTTTAGCAAAAGGTGCAAGTACTGGATTCTGTACAACACCAAGAAATTGCATTAGACGTTGGCTACGTACTTCGTTAGCCATCAAAGACTCAGTACCTTCAGCTTTAACTTCTAGGTCACCTTTGATTTCTGAGTCGTAGTCAAACTGCATATTAAAATGAAAGAAAGACTTAGCTAGGGGGCCTAGCAAGTAATCATCGATGTTCTTTACAACAGTGCGTATAGAACCATTGGCAGCAGACATAAGCATACTAATACCAGATGCCGTACGGCCCACACCTTGAATGCCAGTTTGACCGTGAGCAAAAGAAGGGAACCCAGTGCTTTCATCAGCCAGAACACGAGCCTTATCAAACATTTGCATATTTTCATTTGATACGTTGGGGAACTTGGTGCCAAAGATAGCCTGTCCTGGTGCTCCCCCCATTCTTCTCAGGACTTTACCTGGGTATATAGAAAGATCTTGACCAGGTGCTAAGTTTGTTTCATCTACTTCAATAAGCAGGTTACCCGAAAGTGCAGCATTATCTACACTCATTCGCATAAACCCATTCATAAGGCTCTGTGTATCATCCATATTTTCCGCTATACCTACCCCAAAGAATGAGTAAGGGTTAACTTCATACGGTACTGCATAGTACGGAAGTATAGAAGGTGTAAACGGATTCATTACAAGACGTAGAACTTGACCATTACAAATCCAGATATTTACTGAAACTTGGTCTTGATCTTTCAATTCTTTAGGAATGTCTACATCGTGATCTTTTAGAATGTCTGTGTCAACATAACCCCAGAACTCTAAAACAGAATATCTTTCTGATTTAGTTTCTTGGTCTGCATCCTCCATGACTTGCTCCCACCACTCTTTTGTGTAGGACTCACCCATTTCAATAGCAGTATCAATAGCATTGCTGCGGAAGAACGGTCTATTTTTTAAACTTCTCATTTGAGAACGAGACATCTTATGACGTTCTACAACATACTCTGCTTCGTCCATGTTGTTAGCATCTGGGTCAGGATAAAAGTTCCAGATAGAAACAGAAGATGTTTGAGGAACAGTTTTAATAGTAGGGGAATACTCACCGTCTTCTGACCAGTTAGGGTATTCTTTATCTACTGCAAACGGACCTTTCATAACGCCTGTACCAAAGAGAGAGCACTCAAATGCTGCAGTACGCAACTGCTTCTTAGCGTTAGACTCTTCTAGTTGGTCATGAATTTTCTTTTCCATCTTCTTGGCAGAAACCATTGCAGGATGGAAAGTAATCTCTGTTGGTGTTGTACCTGGACCTTCTTCTACTAGTTCAGCTACTGGTTCTAGTTTTCTACGTAGACCGCCAAGACGTTCTTGCAAATCAATAATAGTCTCACCTGGCTGTAGTCTCATATCCTCAGGGGCAAGATCTGGTTCGTTAGCTTTTCTGTTTTGTTCGTTAGTCTCAAAGTTTACAGTGTCTGCCACACCTTCTGGAAGAGTAGTAGGGTTTACCGAAATAGGAAACTTGTTAGACCCAAAGAGAACGTCTACAATCTGACCATAAGCTGCAAGAACTTTAGTCTTAGTGACTTTAACAAATACACGAGACTTTTCTGTAGAAGTAAATTGAACATCAGGCCCGTAGATACCTCTGTAGTTCTGGTATGATTTAATCCAACGCTGTTCATCAGAGTACCTAGCTTTCTCAGCACGAGAAAACTTTTCTTCTATGAAGGTAACAACAGTACCTACAGTAGGGTCATCTTGACCCTCTGAATCTTTTTTATCTTCTACAAAAGATGACTCTGCGTCATCCATGTAGAGTTCTTCTGATTCATAAATGTCATCTTCTTCCATAGGTATTCCTTAATAACCGAATGTTGGGTCTGAAGCTTGAAATCCTGTTCTCTGCGAAGTAGGATCAAAATCAAATATGTTGCTTCTTGGGCGTGTCATTATTCCGTATCTTAGAGCATCATATAGGTGGTCTTCAGAGTTTGTGTCTACATCCTCAGGGTTTCTTTTATCTAGAGGAATAGAGGGAAGCTGAGATATAAGATTAGTGCAATTAGAAAATATGACAAGTCTTGGTTCCTCTGTAAACTCATCTACTTGCAATCTTCTGTGTAGTTCGTTTTTTCCTGCTACACGAGATCCTTTTGATCTGTCTGCAGGTCTCCATCTACACCCTCTAATAATCATTTGTTCAGCAAGGCTAGGGCCAGTATCACCACGATTATGCCAAAGAGAAGAGTCAAGAACTCCATATCTTACCTTCTCATCTCGTTCTATGTCCAGGATCATGTCAGCCAAGTCGGTAGCTATTATCTTAGAAACATATAACTCCCTGTATACTACTAGCTGTTCAGATCCTGGAACAACTGCTAACCAGACTACACCAGTATAAGACCCATACCCATAATCGCAAGCTCTGAAACGAACCCAGTTACTTGGTATATCGAATGGGTCAACAACGTGGATGCGTCTGCTAAACTCTGGGAAAGCTGCTCCTTCGTTAATGTCCCAGTCACCTTCAAGCAACTGTCTTCGTTGATGTTCAGGCAAAGATAGAAGGTTGGCTTCATACATTCCATCCTCAGACAGATAAGGGTTGTCGAAGAGGGTGGCTGGTATAAACTTCCTCTTGAATAGTGGCTCACCCTCTCGACTATGGCCTTTGGGCCATTTAATGACCTCTCCATTTTCGTCTGTAGCCCAGAAGGGTTTGTCTGGTACACTAGGGTCAATGAAATGTTTTTTAACCCATTGGTGACCTGGACCTCCTGGGTTGGAGGTAGCTCTCATATACAACGGTAAGCCTGAGGCTTTTGTTGAACGAAGACGTGACCTCATGTAGTTCCAAGCGTATGGTGTAGGCCACTGTGTAAGTTCGTCAAACCCAATCCAGTTAAAGGCTTGACCTTGGTATCTCATAACATCGTCATCTCTGTCAAGGTAAGACATCCAGAGTGTAGCACCATTAGGAGCAACCCAAGTCTTATCTCTTTCCATGAACTTGATGCCTGGGATGGCCTGAGGATAAAGCTGCTTACTTACAGAAATAAGTTCTCTAAGCTCTTCTGTAGACCTCCGAACAAGTAGCATTCGTGCATGTGCATTCGCAAAGTACCTAACTGGGTCTGCAACCAGACTGTACGACTTACCACCACCTGCTGCTCCACCATAAAGTACCTCTTGTTCTGTAGCTGCTAAGAACCTAGTCTGCGGCCCTGGGTTTGGCTCGAATATCACCTTTTGTTTGACCACAGAAGGGGCAACACTCTCCATCTCTGAGTTCGATGTACTCATCGTCTGTGGCGAGAGTTCTGGTGTGCTTTCCACCAAGTCTTTCTTCTTCGATCTTCTGGCTCTTCCTTGCCGCTTCTTTATACTTTTTGGCATACTGGCGGTAGTTGCTGGACGCTCTACGCCTTTTTTCTTCCATTCTGACACGTTTATATAACCCTACATGTGAGATTTCTCTTCCAGACTGATCAGACAACCAACGAGCTACTTGTCTAACACTGTAATCTTGAAGAAACTTCTTTGCTTTTTCTAAAAGTTCTAGTTCTTCGGGGATAGGAATAAGAAGCATTTCGTCTTCTTCATCCTGTTTGTAACCAAATGGTACGTGTCTTCCTACTCTTATAACAGGATACCATTCTCCGTTTTCTCCTTGCAATGGTATCTGCCAGTCTACTTTTGTCGGGTGTGGTGCTGTTGAAGCTCTTTTACTCATCTTCTTTCGCTGGTAGAATAAATAAAGGCTCTGAAGCTTTTACTTCTACTTTATCTGTTTTAGTGAATCCTGCACGATCTAGAATGTCTTTGGCTGCTAACATCTTTTCTTTTACACCTAGATCTGTAGGGTCAGCCATAACAGAGAACATAGTATATGCAGCCTTAGTAGATGATTGTGCTATGAACTTCTTTGTAAGGTCTGCAATCTCGTCTGTCAAGGCATTAACGATACCTGAGGTAGAAACACCTTCGGCATAACCTGCTAGTTTCTTAGCTGCTACAGGGTCTCCTTTAGCCTCGTCAAAGAGGACATCAAGGAACTTCTGTTGTTTTTCTGTTAAGTTTCTAGCCATTATGTCACCATATATAATATAAATCCAAAAGTACCAAACCCTATTAACAACAACAAACTAGTTACAGTCCAAGTAATTATTGCTTCTTGTAGTTCTGCTTTACGATACTCTTGTTCTTTCTTTTGCTTACGAATCTTAGCCTCGATTGCTACTAACTCATCCCAAGCTGATGGCCCCATCGTGAAAGATATATAATCCTTCAATTCTTTTCTCATGGCCTCTGCTTTACGCTTCGCAGCAAAAACTTCCATAGCCTCAGACTCTACAGAGCCACTTATAGCTTTCCACCACGGTGGGTTCTTAACTTGCTTTTCAGCTTGACCTAGATCAGACATGTGACCTGCCCACTTAGTTAGTTGGCTACCCATGTCTTGTAGATCTTTACCTACAGCAAACCCTTTTTTAAGGGCATTGAAGGCGACTGTCGCACCTGAAATAATAGTAACAGGGTCCATTCGCCTCCTCCCAAAGACTCATTAGACTTTATTTTTTATTGACTACAAACTCGTATAATGTTTCTGCTTGCTTTTTAACTTCTTCAGGTGTGTACATCGTAGGGATGTATTTCTTCCAAGCATCTAAAGCTAGTTCAGCATTGTCTTTGTACTGCTCCATAGCTGCGTATGCTAGTTGAAGCTGTGTGTCATATGTTTTGTCTAACATCTCTTTTGACATAGCCAAAAGGTCTGTGCGTATTTGATAAGGATTTGAAGTATATTTTTCCATGTGTGTGTGTTTCCTTGTGTGTTGTATTTATAGTGTGTCGCCACGAACTATTCTTTTAATGTCACCACGACCAATACCTAGATCGTTAAGTTCTCTGTCTGACATTCTCCAGAGGTGCATCTCAGCAATACGAGCATTTGCTTGTGCTTGTCTTGCTTCAATTAATCTTTCAAAGAATTTTTTCATAATAATATCTCCATATTGTTAAGTCAGGTCTTATGACCTTATGGAGATTAGTTATATGTTATTAGTTATACCACACTACTACAAAAAATGCAATCCCGTTATGCTTTTCTGTTAGGGTTGTAGTGTTCCTCTACAGATATTGTGACACCCATAGTACCACCACCATTAAATACAGTTATCTTGTCACCTGCATGTAAGTATAACCTATCAGATGTAATCATATTATATACATCCTGACCTGAAACAGATTTGTTATTAACTATAGTATAGTACGTGTCATCTTCTTTGTGATACCACTGAATAGAAATATTATCTGTAGATGCA